AGAGCAGAAAACACATGGGTTGTTTACGGAGATCTAACAGCGTAATAAGGGGATAAAGTAAATGGCTAAAAAGACTGGAAAACGTTCAGCAGCATCAAATGACTTCTTAGAGCCATTAAATGTAACAAGCTTAACAGCTTCAGATGTTGGTACATCCCGTCCTTATTTAGCAACCGCAAACACTACCTCTGCAGCTTCTGCAGCAGGTACAGGAGCCTCTGTAAGCCTTGCATGGACTCTTCCAGCTTTGTCTCCAGCAGCTACTTCCTATACCATTACAACAACTCCTTCTACATATACTGTAACAACAGGAAGTTCAACCCCATCTTATACATTTCAAGGTCTTGCCTCAAATACAGCATATACATTTACAGTTAGAGCATCAAATGCTGCTGGTACTGCAACAGGAACAACATCTTCTTCAGTTACTGTAACAACAGTTCCCGCTCAAATGTCTGCTCCAACACCTACCGCAGGTGTAAACTCAAACTCTATTGCCTTCTCAGCACCAGCAACTGGTGGAAAAACAATTTCAGGATTTACAGTAACAGGTAGTGATGGAACTTCTGGCTCTGGTGCCACTTCTCCTATTGTAATTGCAGATACTGCTGGAACGTCACAGAACTATACAGTTACTGCAACTAACGCCAATGGTACAAGCATTGCTTCTGCAGCATCTGGCTATATTACTACATTGGCTCCTTTCTTCCCTCCTTTCTTCCCGCCATTTTTCCCGTTCTTCCCACCATTCTTCCCACCGTTTTTTCCTTTCTTTCCTTTCTTCCCTCCATTCTTCCCACCTTTCTTCCCGTTCTTCCCACCATTCTTCCCTCCATTCTTCCCACCTTTCTTCCCGTTCTTCCCACCATTCTTCCCGTTCTTCCCACCGTTCTTCCCTCCATTCTTCCCACCGTTCTTCCCGTTCTTCCCACCATCCTTTCCATTCTTTGGAGTTCGTTCCTATATAATTGCAAGCACTTCAACTACTTGTGCTAATGCTTGTGGAGGTGCTCCTAACTTTGGAAGCGTAGTTTCGTGCCCAACTTACTGTGGTCAAACCTGTCCACCAAGCACAAAATGTTGTCAGTGTAACTAGCACTCTTGTAAGACTTGTGCTACAATTGTTTTATGACTGATTCAGTAAAACCATGGGATTTATTAAATCCAAACAAGCCTAGATCTTTAGATGAAGTTGCTGCTGATAGATATTCTATCTGCAAAGGCTGCCCACACTTTATTAAGTTAAGTAAACAATGTAAAAAATGTGGATGCTTCATGAATCTTAAAACTAAGCTAGAAGAGGCTACCTGTCCGATTGGGAAATGGTAATGGAAATTTCCAACGGTATATATTTATATGATGTAAATATTGACTTAAATGAAACAATTGAAGGCCTAGAAGATATTATTGCAATGAATAATAGTACCGTTATATGGGTTGACATGTCTCCCTTTAGCAAAAAGCATAAAAACTTTGGTTTTGAAAATTTAGAAGACGAATCTAAAGTAAGAGAAGAATATGGTTTAGATTTACTCTTACACGACTTATCAAAAACTTGCTCTGAAGTTTTTACAGAATCAGCTGTAGATTATTTTAAAAAACAAAACATAGATATATCATTATTCCCTAATTTTATTTTTCTTAAGTTTGAAAACGGATCCAAACAGGTACATATAAAAGATAATTATGGTAATAATATTTACAAAAAAGTTTCTTTTAAATATTTTATTAATGATAATTATGATGGTGGAGAGATAGAGTTTGTAAATTTAGGTATAAAGATTAAACCAAAATCTGGACAACTCCTTATTCATCCAGCAGAGCATGACTATTTGGAGCATGAAGTTAAAAATGGCAATAAATATCAGTTAGTTTGTTGGACTTAAAAAATATAGTAGTGTTGGCACCCACCATATTCTTACTGAATCAATGATTTTATGCTATAATAAAGTTATACCATTTAAAGATAGGAAACACCATGAATACTTATGACGAAAACGAAAACCATTGGTTTACCAAAGATAGATCAGAGACAGCCTCAACAAGAATTGCACGACTTATGCCTCAAAGCAATATCTCTATTAGCAATCCAGGATTAGGTTTAAATATTTATCATAATGTTTTTTCTAAAGATGATTCACAAAGATACATTGACACACTTGAATACAACCTATCTGGAGATAAAAAATATAAATGGTCAGAAGCTACAGTAACAAATTCTCCAAACCCAATTAAAAAAGCCAGAGATTGCGTAGACTTTAAATATAAACAAAAAAACCTTGGACCAAGGGATGAGTCTAATAAAGACTTAATTGATCTTCATGAAGAGATCTATCAAAAGCTAAAAATGTGTGTGGATGACTATGCCCATTATTGGGGAATTAATGTTACATATTACGAAGCGTTTAACTTTGTAAAGTATGAAGGAGAAGGAACTCACTTTAATATCCATGCTGATCATGGTCCTGCTTATAACTGTACAGTCTCTGCTGTTATCTATATTAACGATGATTATGAAGGCGGAGAGATTAAGTTTCCACGATTAGATAATTTTGTTCATACTCCAAAAGTTGGAGATATAGCTATCTTCCCTTCAAATTATATTTATGAACATGCTTCTTTGCCAATGAAAACAGGAACAAAATATTGTGTTGTTATTATGACAGATATAAACGAGCTGAGCCATTAATGAACAAGTTGGCAATCTTTAGATCTTTTAGGCCTTGGCTAAATAAAGATAGTGTTTCTGTTCCAGCACCAACACAGAATGTTATTCCTCAATGGTATAAAGATGCAGACAGATTTGCAAAAAATCCAATTAACAATGAATACTATAATGCACCAAAAGAAACTTGTCCCTTTCCAAAAGACGGCACAGCAGATGACTATGGGAAAATTCCTACATGGAAAGCATGTCCAGCAATTATGGATGCATTTTCAACAGGTTATGTTTTTAAAACTCCTTGCGACTTAGTATTTTTTAAAAACACACAAGGAGTTATTGGTGTAAAAATTGAAGATAAAAGATATCAAGATTTTTGTACACAAAGACCTCCAATGCCACAGTTTGAGCACCCAAAAGGATTCTATCAGCATCATTTTGCCTGGAGTTCAGATTGGGGACTTGAGCTTCCAGAAGGTTACAGTGCGCTATTTATGACACCAATGAATAGGTTTGATTTACCATTTTTAAATACAACAGGGATTGTTGACTCAGACAGGGTTCATTTGCTTGGAAGCTTTCCATTCTTTATTGCAGAAGGTTGGGAAGGAACAATTCCAGCAGGCACTCCATACCTACAAGTATTACCATTTAAAAGAGAAAACTGGAAAAGTGAAGTAGAGATATTAGGACAATCTGAGATTTATGATAAAATGTTTAACAACATGAAGTTCTATAGACAGCCTGATGGCGGGGTATATAAAAATAAAGTTTGGTCAAGACGAGAATACAAATAGGAGAATAAAATGCAAACATGGACAGAGAAAGTAGACCTTGGCAATGGAATATATGTTTACAAGGGCGTAATTAAAAAAGAAATTAATGTAATAAAAAGAATTGAAGATAATCTTAAACCAGAAGGAGACACTACTGGATACAGCTGGCAACCTGCATATGTAGGCTACAGACAACTAATGCCAGACTATCGAGATTGCAATGATTTTAAGTTTAAGAAAACAGATATTGAAAATGATAAAAGTCAAGTTAGTCTAAACCTTCAATCACTGTGGCAAGATCTTTATGATGTAAAATTACCAGCAGTAGAAGATTATTGCAGAATGTACAATATTCATAACTTAAAATATTGGGAAGCATTTAATTTTATTAAGTATGGTCCAGGCCAACACTTTATGGAACATCATGATCATGGTTTTTCTTACAACTGTACGGTTTCTTTGGTTTCATATGTTAATGACGATTATGAGGGTGGAGAGCTATTCTTTAGACTACAGAACCTAAAAGTCAAAGCAGAGGCTGGGGATTTATTTATTTTCCCATCAAACTTTATGTATCCACATCAAGCTATGCCAGTAACTTCTGGAACTAAATATTCTATTGTAACAATGCTTGATTACAGTAAAAAGTTTCATACTCCAGAAATGTATACTGCAGAGGCAGACTAATGTTTAATATCTCAGTTGAAAAAACACAGGGAGCTTTGTTTGATATTAAGCCCATGTCAATTAAAAGAGACTGGATGGATGTAACATCAGAAGGCCATGCCTATAGATGTTTTCCAGTAACCCAGTCAAACGTAATTGGCTGGAGCCTTTCTTGTGTAGAGGATATTGAGTTTATTTGGGACGGAGTTAATGATCAAACACCAGATCGTGTTGAGATATTTAGCCCAGCAGGAGCATACACTGGAAGAGGTCAGTCTTCTATAAGTTTAAATACTGGATTAGTATTTAGAACAGATAAAGATGTAAGCATTTTTACCATTAATCCAGTAAATTATTTTAGCAATGATTTTGAAACAATGTCATCATTAATGAGCACATCTTTTTATGACAATCCTCTGCCTTTAGCTATCAAGGCAAAGGTAGCAAACAAGAGAGTGGTTATCAAAGCTGGAACTCCAGTTGCTACAATTATTCCTATATCTTTATCAAATTTAAACGGTACAAATATTAAAATTATTGAATACAAAGATGATGATAGAAAAAGACTAGATGCTAATATTTCCTACGGAAATGCTGCACAAGAAATAAACAAAGTCGGAAAATGGACAGACTGGTATAGAGATGCGGTAAATGAAAACAAAGAATCTCAAGGTTCCCATGAGGTAAAAACATTAAAACTAAGCGTAACAGATAGTACGAAGGGTGATATAATATAAATATGGAACAAAACAAAGACTCATATACAGTAGTTAAAAGAACACCATCAATAACCCCATCTGGCTGGTTCGGTGATAGCAAAGATATGATTGTTGAGTTAGAAAACTTTATGACTCCAGAAGAAATAGAGTTTCTTGAAAAAGCTGCTAAATCTTTAACAATTTGGGATGTAACTGAAAGCCATGTAAATGAAAATGGTACAGTCGTATATGATTCTGACTATTGGAAAGACAGAGTTGCAACCAGTCCATCTTTAGATAAAAATGATCCTACCATTGCACCAGTTATTGCTGGACTATTTCAAAGATTAAAACCTATTGTTGAAGAATTTTATAAGGTAGAAGTTATTCCAACTGGGACAACTATTGTTAAATGGCTTCCTGGACAACTTCAAAAACCTCATGCAGATAAAGAACTTCATGAAGGTCTCGATGCTGGAACTCCAAATGATTTTCCTAACTATGATCTTTCTAGTTTGTTTTATTTAAATGACGACTATGAGGGTGGAGAATTATATTTCCCAATACAGGGTGTTCAGTTTAAACCTAAAAAGGGAGCAGCATACTTTTTCCCAGGGGACAAAAACTACATTCACGGAGTTACTGAAATTAAAAGTGGTCTAAGATTTACATGCCCATTCTTCTGGGAAATAGTAAAGCATACAGGAGAAAGACAACCATGACATATCCTTGGCCAAACAATAGTCTTGAACCAATAGAAATATATCCTAAAATATTTGTTTATAAAAATCTTTTTAAAGATATTGCCGACACATACTCTCAATTAAAAAATTCTAATGGAGAAGTGGACGGGCTTTTTAGTCCTTGGACACAGTGGTCACATTTTGGGGAATACTTAAACCCTACTTTTATTGATCATCCTTATCGACTTAGTGTTGAATATATTGAACAAATACAAACAACAACAGATAAGCAAGAATCTCAAAGACTTGCAATCCTAGAATTATTTAAAGGTTTTCATTTAGTTACCGAAGACTATGCTAGACGTAATGGTGTAGACCTTGATAAAGAAAAGACAGTATTAGCAAATGATGGAACTGAGATGAAAGAATGGCAAATGACTGGTCCATCTATAGCAAGATACAGAACAGACATCACAGATCCAATTGCCATGACATATCATTCAGACTATATTAGAGAGCCTATTATAAGTCCAGGATACAAATTTGCCATAACAGCACTCGTATATTTTAATGATGAGTATGAAGGTGGCGAGATTGACTTTATTGCAAATGGAGAAGCTTACAAGTATAAGCCAGAAGCAGGAGACTTTCTTGTGTTTCCTTCAGGGCATCCAGAAGTATTGCGAGATGGAGACAATGTATATCTTCATGGAGTAATGCCACCACTAGGAGCAAATAAGTATTTATCTAGAATGTATTGGATGAAGTATTCTATTGGAGATCCTGAGTGGTTTGAAAAAGAAAAAGAATTTGGCAAAGAGGTTTGGGCAGAAATGCAAGCAGACATTATGCAAAAATTTAGAGATGACAATCCAAATAAAGATAATGCTGATAAAGAAAGAAGGATAAAGTGAATCTAAACAATAAGAAAAGAATTACAAAAGACATAGTTATTTATGAAAACTTTGTTACTGATGAAGAGTGCCAAAAAATGATTCAAGCACTCGATGCTCAAGCAGATGGCGGAAAGCTATCATGGATGCCTATATCATTCTATGAATCATACTCTTCTGTACTACCACAAGACAACGATCAAGAAGTTCTTGATGCTGGATTATCTCCAACTATTTTTTCAGACATTGAAAAGATGATGCCAGAAGCAGTTGCTTCCGTACATGACTTAGATCCAAAAGTAATATCAAAAATTGGATACCATACACAAAAATGGGAGCCAGGAGCATACGCAAGAATTCACTCTGACAACACAGATGAGCATGGAAACTCTGGTGCTTTTACAAGAAGCAGGTATGCGGGATTCTTATACTTAAATGATAATTTTGAAGGCGGACTGCTTAAGTTTCCAGGACAAAACATAGAAATTCAGCCAAAGGTTGGCATGCTTGCTGTATTTGATGGGGGATTTAATAATATGCACGAAGTATCTCTTATCACAAGTGGAGTAAGATATACGATTGGTTCTTTCTGGGATGACAGAGAAGAGTCAGACTATCCGCAAGAATTAAGAGATGCTTGGGCTGCAGAAATGAAAGAAACAAGAGCAAAGCAAGAAATTGAAAGAGCAGAATGGCAAGAGCTTTTAAAGCAAGGCTGGAAGCTAGATGCAAATGGAAATAAGTATAAAGTAGAAGATATTACAAATGATTAAATCTTTAAAGGAACAGTTAACAGATGCTGGCTATGTGGTTAAGGATATTACTCCAGAACTATTTTCTGTTGAAAACTTTTTATCACAAGATCAACTAAATACTTTTTGGGATATTATAAATAATACATCTCAAGAAGACTGGGAAGTAGAGTATCACGCTAATTTAAAGAATTTTTGTATGCAAAAATTTGGCAGAGATGATGTTGACAATTTAGTTGCTGAGGGTAAGTTTGAAATTACTCAAAATTGGAAAGATAAGAACTTTAATATATTACACCATGAAATACATAAGCCAATGTATGACAGATTAAACTCAATGATTGTAGAGGCTGATCCAGAGATAATCTTAAGTGGTTTTGCAACAATTCAAAGAATGCAATCAGGAGTAGAGCTAAAATCTCACACTGATCAAAGAACAGACCCATCTATAAGATATGCTACAATTGTATATATTAACGATGACTATGTAGATGGTGAGTTGTTTTTTCCAAACCTTGATATCCAATTAAGGCCTAAACCAGGAACTATGCTATTTTTTCCAGGTGATGAAAAATATGAGCATGGTGTCAGGCATGTAGGAGATGGACCAATAAGATATGTTCTTGTTGGTTTCATTAAAGAAAAAGATCACTATCAAAAGAATAGCTATTAGGAGGAATTAAATGGACAGAGAAATACTTGAAGAAAAG